GATCCGACAAAACCATCAGATGATCCATCAATCAAGGTTGGAAGATACATCCAAACACAAGAAAGATTTATAACCGAATATACCCCTGAAGGATTTTTGAAAATTACTTTTGGTGGGGGTACAAACACAGCTGAAGATCAATTACGTGAATTTACCGCTTTGGACGTTCCGCTGAAAATCCAAAGATACCAAAACAATATGATGTCTTTGGGATCAACACCAAAGGCAAACACAACACTATTCATTCAGTATAGAATCGGTGGTGGTCAGGGGACAAACTTAGGTGTGAACGTCATCAACCAAATTGGTTCGGTAGATTTCTTTGTAAACGGACCTTCCGATGTAATAAACAATTCCGTAATCAATTCTTTAGCTTGTAACAACGTTACAGCGGCAATTGGAGGTGCAGGGTACCCATCCACTGAAGAGGTCAGAAATTACGTTACATACAACTTTTCGGCTCAAAATAGAGCGGTAACCATCTCCGACTATGAGGCTATTATCAGAAACATGCCAGGTCAATTCGGAGCACCCGCTAAAGTCTCAATCACTGAGAATAATAACAAGATTCTCATAAATGTTTTATCATACGATTCTTCAGGAAATCTTACATCTGAAGTATCACAAACTATGAAACAAAATTTAGCTGAGTATCTATCAAACTATAGAATGATTAATGACTATGTTCAGATCGGAAACTCTCAGGTAATTGATTTGGCGGTTGATGTGCAAGCAGTACTAGATTCTACTCAGAATCAAGGAGCGGTTATATCAAATATTATTGATAGAGTTACAACATTCTTTAGCCCAACAATTAGAGAAATGGGTGAGGACATTTTAGTATCAGAATTGAATCGACTAATACAATCTGAAAATGGTGTCATTAGTGTTGGTGAAATTAAGATTTTCAATAAAGTTGGGGGTCAATATAGTTCCTCTCAAACATCGATGCCATATTCAGATGTTGCAACCAAAGAAATATCATTGGTAGATAATACAATTTTTGCGGAACCCAATCAAATCTATCAAGTTAGATTCCCCGCTAAAGACATCACCGTAAGAGTTAAGAATTATCAGACTACAAACTTTTCCTAATCTATAGTTTTCCCAAATTTAGATTACTTTTTATAAAATAGTGGATAAACTATTTATCATAGAAAGTTTGTTTTAATGTCCAAGTCATATAGAATAAGAACCCAAGTAGGTGTAGATAGGCAAATCAATGTACAATTAGATCAAGACTTTGATCAAATTGAGATTCTATCACTCAAGATTAGAAGCGAAGATGTCTACACAAGAATGTGTGCGGATTATGGTGTTGTTGTCGGACGTGTTTTTGCTAATGGTGGTTATGGTATCCCAAATGCCAAGTTATCAATTTTTGTCCCAATTACAGATGAGGATCTCAATAATGAGATTATCAGAGAATTATACCCTTACGAAACTATTGAAGATGTAAATGAAGATGGGTATAGATACAATCTTTTACCTTATGAATCAAGCCATTCAGGTCACGTGCCAACGGGTACTTTTCCAAGTAAGAATGATATCCTTACAAATCCGGCCCTTATTCAGGTTTATGACAAATACTACAAATACACAGTAAAAACAAATGGTAGTGGTGACTTTATGATTATGGGTGTACCCACAGGTACACAAACTTTAGTCATGAACTTGGACCTCTCAGATATGGGTCCATTCTCACTTTCACCTCAGGACCTTGTTAGAATGGGTAGGGCTAGTTCGAGCGACTTCAACTCGGCAACATTTAGTACATCGTCCGATTTTCAATCCCTCCCTCAAATTGTCACACTGAACCAGAGTGTGAACGTGCAACCATTTTGGGGTCAACCCGAGTTATGTGAGGTTGGGATCGTAAGAAACGATTTCAATTTGGGAGATGTGGGTGTAACTATCGAGCCCACCGCTTTGTTTATGGGATCATTGGTAACAAACCAAAATGATCAAGCCATGTCAAGAAACTGTGTACCACCTTCAGAAATGGGTGATTTGTGTAATTTAAATGCGGGTCCAGGTGAAATTGTTGCCATTAGACAAACCATCTTTCAAGACACAAATGGATTACCTATCTTGGAACAGGCGGAACTTCCAAACGGAGGAAAAGTAATTGACGAAGATGGTACTTGGTTATTAGAGGTTCCCATGAATCTTGACTATGTAACCACAAATGAATTTGGTGAACAAGTATTGAGTCAAGATCCAGAAGTAGGGGTGCCAACACAAGGTAAGTACAGATTCAAAGTCAAGTGGGATCAATCACCAAGTTTAGAGTTGAGTGAAACAAGGAGGGCGTATTTCTTAGTTCCAAATATTAAGGAATATGGGTGGAATAATTCATCAACTGATCCCGCCTTTAACTTGAATACAAGTAGTTCACAATATCAGGATTTCATAGGATCATATTATTTCGGTTTAGATTGGAGTGGGTATACAAATGTTTCCGAGGCGGTAAATTGCGAAGATACTTTTTATAATTTCCAATATAATAAGGTTTATACAATATCAGGTTTAGTTGACCAATATTATAAAGGTCTTAATCGTGGAAATTTTTTGGGTATAAAAGAGATTACCGATAATACTTGTGCTGATGAAAACAACAAATTTCCTGCAACGGATGCTGTAAGAAATTTTGACTTTTTGTTTTTTGTCACCAATTTATTTTTTACTTTTTTTTCACCCTTAGCTATAGTAATAATACCAATATTACATTTGATAGCACAATTTTGGCCTCAATTCAAATGGATCATTAGAAATGTAATACCTGTGTGGTTGTTTTACAACGGGGTGCAGAGTTTGGCGAGTTCGATTTCTCTGTTAATAAATGGGATTATTCCTGCATCTATTGTTGCGGCACTTTATGCTGCAATTTATTTTGCCGCCACACGGGGTTTTGTTAGAATTGTTCGTCCATTATTAGATAATTTTACACTTAAACAGTTTCAATTACCGATGTTGTCGTATCCCACTTGTGATGCGTGTGAATGTTCTAATGATGATATAATTTTACCAGAGATCACTAATAATATTTTCATTGGAGGGGCAACGACTGGTGTTCAGAAATTAGGTCCTTATAGATTGTATAATCAAAATAGTTCTTCGTTACTATTACCATCAAACTCACCATCAACGTGGGGTGAACTAAATGGTGATCCTGGAGATACAGAACCAGTGGGAATTGATCCTGATTTATATAGTGGAAATTCAAACAAACAAAACAATAAATATCAGGCTGACTTGACCGGTTTTTATTATGGATTAGCGGGATATCCGTTAGTGGACCCTTTGTACGTACAACCAAGTAATAATAATGTTACAAATTTTCTTGAATATGGAAGGGGTAAAGTCAATGGAACACCTGTTGTTAGGACTTATTCAGACAATGATGAACTAGGAATTGTAGGACGAGATATTACGTTATCACAGTCACTTAATCTTATGAACCTTAGAGAGAGATATTTTGAGAATGAAAGTGTAATAATAACCACGATAAATCCAACCACAACAACATCTCAACCATATACGGATATGCCGATGATTTTGGTTTGTCAACCAGGGACTACTTTATCGGCTGGTGATGTAATAAGTTTTAGGGATCCTGAACAACAATTTGATCCAAATTATAGTGGACAATCAACAAACCAATTTGGTTCAAATTCTATTACTGGTACTTCAGTTTCAGGTCTTAACATTTCAACAAATGTGACATATATCCAACCTAACGGGACTGTTTCAACATCCCAAGTTTATATGAACATTACAAATCAAGATAGAGATTACAATTTCAAAACAGGATTGGAATATTTCCAAGTAATCACAAGTGACAACGCTGAGTCTGTCTATAATAATTTGAGTTCAAATCCGTCACTTCTGAGGAAATATCTATTTGATAAACAACAACAAATTACCTATATAGACGCTGGTGGATCTGTAAAGAATGTTACTCTGAATTCATTTTTTTCTATCGGGGATAGTTGGAAAGAGTATGTGATTGTCTTCTTAACTAGAGGTGTTGACCCTTGGACTGAAAGACAAGAAATTTCATACGATCTATCCAAATTATATGGGTTTTCTTTGGGTAGTGGTGTGGTAGGGGTAACATCATCATATTATATGAATGTACCTATCCAACCAAACACAGGTTCAGGTAGTTGGTATAATTCGTATAAAACACCTGAGTCGCACATAGAGCCTTACGCAACATCTAAAATTTTCTTTAAACCGTTTAACTTTATCCCTGACCCTAACCAATTTACTTCAGTACAAACCTTTCAACCAAGATTTTATTCTTCATTGGACAAATCAACTACAAGTTTTAGACCTTATAATGGTGATAAGAGTGTTGGTCAATTCTTAAACTCTAATATATCTGACAACGGGGTTGTATTACAACAGATGAAATTTTTTGATGTGGATTACCAAGGAGTTGTTGAGGGTGGAACTCTGATAGGGTCATCCGATGGTCAAAACCAACAGAATTTGTTGTCTATGGATTCGAGACTTTATTCACCATCATATAGAAATTTTCCGACTATTCAAGCAACCAATATCACCTTTATTAGTGGTATAAATAATGCTAAATTGGTTATGAGATCGG